GTACTCTCTACACCAACGCCAAGCTTGGTGCAGGTCAGGCCGACATCGCTAATGGTGGTGTCTATGACCTCTACGCCGACTCTGACGGTCGCTGGAGTGCTGAAAGATTCCGTGGTCTCATGTTCCAGATCGAACGTGAAGCCAACCAGATCGCTAAGGAAACTCGTCGTGGTAAGGGTAACTTCGTTCTCTGCACCGCTGATGTTGCTTCTGCCCTCGCAATGGGTGGATTCCTCAACATCTCACCAGCAATGAACGTTGCACTCGATCCAGATGATACCGGTAACACTTTCGTTGGTACACTCAACGGTAAGTTCAAGGTCTACGTTGACCCATACTCCGCCGGTTCAGTCGGTGCTGGTCACCTCTATGGTGACTACGCAGTAGTCGGTTATAAGGGTACTAACCCATATGACGCAGGTTTCTTCTACTGCCCATACGTTCCACTCCAGATGGTAAGAGCTGTCGATCACGACACCTTCCAGCCAAAGATCGGGTTCAAGACTCGATACGGTATGGTTGCCAACCCATTCGCCGAGAGCACAGCTCTTGGTACAATCGGTGGAAACCAGTACTACCGCATCTTCGCAGTCAAGAACCTCCACGGTTTTGCTGCTGGTGGTACAACTGGTTGATAGTCCAGTTAAGAACGAAAAGGGAGCACTCTTCGGAGTGCTCCTTTTTTTTGTATAAATAGTATTATGAGCAACGATCCCAGACATCTCGGTAGCACACCTAGCACTTCCAATTTGCTAACAGCAAATCAGTTTAAATTTAATACATCCAGAATTCCAATTCTGTCGAATTATGTTACTGGGGTGAATGTTCCTTCCATTGAATTTATCAGTGCAGATTTAAATACTGCCTTTGGTGTTAACATACCAACAGCAACAGGTAAGTATATTTTTGAAGATCTAACACTTTCGTTTTTGGTTGATGAAAAACTAGAGAGTTGGAGAGAAATATATGAGTGGCTCAAAAGATTGGGTCCGATGAATGAAGAAACAGAAGAAATCATGTACAATGATTGTAATATATCTACCACGGTTGGTGAATTAATTATATTAAACAGTGCGTATAAACCGGAATTTAAATTTAGTTTTTACAACATGTTTCCCATATCACTAACCGGGTTTTCCTTTACTACAACTTCTGCAGATAGTATTCAGCTATCTTCTTCAGTGACTTTTAGATATTCGTATTATGATTTAGAAACAGTATGATGGAGAATGTATGGACATTGAATCTCTTCGTGAAATGGTAAAAGAAGACATATTTATTGATGAAACAGATTTAAATTCAGAATCGTTAAAAACTCCCCAGTTACACAACAAATATTTGATTATGCACGAAAACTCTAAATTGGAGTTGGAAAAGCTATCGTTTCAAGAAAAAATAATGAAACGAGATAAGTGGTTATATTACAGCGGCAAGATGGGAGATGACGATTTAAAAAGAAAAGACTGGGATCCCTTTGAGCATGTTATATTAAAAACTGATATTCCCATGTTTATGGACGCAGATCTTGATTTGCAAAAATTAAGAGCAAAGATATCACTACAAAACTCTGTAGTTTCTTATCTAGAACAAGTGATAAAAATAATCACTGGAAGACAATGGAACATAAAATCTGCCATTGAGTGGATTAAGTTTACACAGGGTATCTGATGGATTTAATTATAAAACAAAAAGATGCTGTAAATCTGTTCATAGAATGTGAAAAATCAATTGCAAAAGAATTGAATCAGTACTTCACATTTTATGTTCCTAATTATCAGTATACACCTGCATATAAGAAAAAGGTTTGGGATGGTCAAATACGACTGTTTAACTTGTACAGTAGAAACATATATGTGGGTCTTTTGGACTATATCAAAAAGTTTGCAAAGGATAGAAAATATAGTTTAGAGGTAGACAGCGAAAAACTTTTAGAGTCGGATGATTACAATGTGGATGAGTTTGGAAACTTTATCAAATCTTTGAACTTAAAATTAAAACCACATCCACATCAACTTAAAGCCTGTTATAGGGCGATGAAAGATAAAAGGTCTTTACTACTATCTCCTACTGGTAGTGGTAAGTCTCTTATCATCTATATTCTAGTCAGAGACGCAATAATGCGTTTAAATGACAACGAAAAAATATTAATCATAGTTCCAACCGTTGGATTGGTTAATCAGCTTTACAAGGACTTTGAGGACTACTCAGCGGGTACGTGGGATGTAGTATCAAATACACACAGAATTTTTTCTGGTGAGGAAAAAGAAACTGCCAAGAAAATAGTTGTATCTACTTGGCAAAGCCTCTATAATATGCCTAAACAGTTTTTTGATCAGTTCGGAGCTGTATTTGGAGATGAGTGTCACTTGTTTAAAGCGAAGTCCCTAACATCTATTATGACTAAGTTGACCGACGCCCATTATAGGATTGGTACAACCGGAACGTTGGATGGTACACAGACTCATAAACTAGTCATCGAAGGTTTATTTGGTCCGGTATATAATGTTACATCAACCAAGAAACTAATAGAAAAGAAACTTCTTACTGATGTGGAGATAGAATGTCTCATTTTGGATTATGAACAAGAAATCAAAAATGAAATGAAACGAGTTGCATATCAGGACGAACTGAACTTTATTATCACAAATGAAAAACGAAATAATTTCATTCGGGATTTGACATTGAACCTGAAAGGTAACACTCTTTTATTATTCAATTTTGTAGATTTACACGGCAAAGTACTACATCAAATGATTGAAGAGAAGGCTCCAGATAGAAACATATTCTTCATCTATGGTGGTACAGATGCCGATCAGAGAGAACATATAAGAACCATTTTAGAAAAAGAACAGAACGCAATTCTAATTGCATCGTATGGGACATGTTCGACTGGTATCAATATACCAAGTATAGCAAACGTTATATTTTCTTCTCCATCAAAATCTGTCATTCGTGTTCTCCAATCAATAGGTAGAGGACTTAGAAAGGCAAAAGGAAAGGGTAAAACTAAAGTGTATGATATTTCAGATGATCTTTCATATAAAAGTTATACTAATCATACTATGAAACATTTAGATGAGCGTGTACGAATATATAATAATGAGAAGTTTAATTACACACTGAAAAGAATAAAGGTATGAGGAGATGACAATGAGTTCAATTTACCGCATCCTAAAATTAAACACCGGTGATGAATTAATCACCCGAATACAAAAAAGACAAAATGGTAAAGTATACATGGAAACTCCTATGTCATTCAGGACAATTATTATGTCTGATCCTGTCAGTGGTATGCAGAAAGAAATTACTGTCTTAAAAGACTGGGTTTCGTATAGTTCAGATAAGTTCGTTAAGATTCCTGAGACTATAGTTCTCTCGTACAACAATCCCATTGAAGAAGTAGTTTCTCTTTATGAAAGGGAAAAGGAAAAAAAGTTGACGAGTAAGAAAAGAGAAATAAAAAACATTGACACATTTCAAAATGAAATGAAAAACAATGTTCAAAAAATGTTAGATGAAATGATGGATGAAGTAGAAGCTCAACAAGCAAATGAGCCCCCACAAACTCTAGATGATATACTTAATCAGTTGGTTAATGGTCACCCGGGAGGATCTTTTGAATATGATATTGAGTTTAGTTTTCCATCAGAAGAGATAAGTGAAGATAGCACCGAGAATGATATCAATCATCCCGACTATGGTAATCGTTGGACTGATTGGAGTTCAGACTCAAGAGAGTATTAATATTTCTCTTTTGAACTCGTTACACTCGAATTTTACAGGTGGTTTATATTATGTCAAGGAAAAAACATGAGTAATAATTACATAGATAATCAAAAATTTTTCAGTGAAATGAGTAAATGGAAAGAGAAGGTAGTAGAAGCAGATTTAAAAGATGATCCTCGACCTCCAATTACAGAATACATAGGTGAATGTTTTTGGAAGATAGCAGAGCATTTGTCATTTAAGTCTAACTTTGCAAACTACCCATTCCGAGAAGATATGATTGGTGATGCAGTCGAAAACTGTTTGATGTATGCACACAACTTTGATCCAGAAAAATCAAAAAATCCCTTTTCATATTTTACCCAAATAACTTACTATGCATTTATACGAAGAATAGAAAAAGAAAAGAAACAGAATTTCATCAAATATAAGGTGCTAAAAAATATGGATACCAGTGGTACTCTTAGTTCTTGGCTGAAAAATAATAACTTCGAGGAAGAGAAGAATCCCGAAGAGCATTTGGCTGAGTACTTTTCCCTGTCTAAGACTGACATAGAAAAGTTTGATAAAAAGAAGAAAACTAAAAATAATGAAGATAGCGATTCTAAATGATACCCACTTCGGTGCGAGGAATGATTCTGCTGTTTTTCTAAACTACTTTTTTGAGTTTTTTGAAAACATATTTTTTCCTTACATAGAAGAAAATAAAATTGATACTGTTCTCCATCTGGGTGATTTGATGGATAGAAGGAAGTATGTGAATTTCAATACTTTGACACAGGTCAAGAGTAGATTTTTTGATCGACTTGAAAGTATGGATGTAAATCTTCACATGCTTCTCGGAAATCATGATACGTTTTACAGAAATACAAACGAGGTAAATTCACCTAAGCAATTGTTTTCTCACTACAAGTGTTTCAATCTATACGAAGATTGTAAAGTTTTAAATTTTGATGATTTGTGTGTTGGGATGGTTCCTTGGATATGTCCACAGAATAAAAATTCTGTTCTAGATTTTATACAAAACTGTGCATGTCCCATTTTGTGTGGACATTTTGAACTTAATAATTATGAAGTTCTTAGGGGTGTCAAATTCTCTGGTGGTATGGAAGATGCGTTTTTGTCCAGATTTGAAACGGTTCTTAGTGGACACTTTCACAATAAGTCATCAAATAATAATGTTCAATATTTAGGCACTCAATACGAAATTACATTTTCTGATATGAATGACACCAAGGGGTTTCATGTTTTAGATACTGAAACTAGAGAGATTGAATTCATTGAAAATCCAGATAGAATGTTTTATTCGGTAAACCCAAACGATAGCATATTAGACTATAGTAAATTCGCTAACAAATATGTTAAATTGATTGTAACATCGGATTGTGTAAGAAAAGTAGTTGATGAAAAAATTACAAACATAGAACATCAAAATCCATATGAATTTACTATAATAGAAGACATATCAATGGATAATAGAGATGCAGATCCTGTTGATTTGTCTAAGGATACTTTGACTATTATAAACGAAGAGATAGATAATCTGGAATTGGACATAAATAGTAGTGTCCTTAAAAAATTAGCAAATGAAATATATTTGGAGGCTTTAGACCAATGAACGACGGTGATTTTTATTACAGTGATTTTATATCAAAGGGATGTAAAATTAAAGGCACTAAAAACGGTTATGTTGTAGTTGCAACTCAAAGATTTAAAATGGGTCAGGTCATAGAAGAGTGTGCAA